CGGAATGACAGAAATGTACTTGGAAAGCGGCACCTACGTGAAGAGCTTCTATTCGGTCATGTACGCGCCGAGCTGCGTCAAGGTGGGAGAGATGGGCGACCCGCGAGGAGGGCGCTATCGCTTGCACCATAAGATCAACTGGCACAACGTCTCGCCGAAGATCATGCGCGAGACAGTCCGCAAACAGCCGAGGACAGCATGAAAGCAGGACGCAAGCCGAAGGTACTTACCGACAAGCAGCGCGCCGAGGTCGAGACGCTCGCGGCGTTCCTTTCCGCCGAGCAGGTCGCCGACTACTTCGGCATCGGGCGCACGACGTTCTTCAACATGATGGAGCGCGACGCAGATATTGCTGAACGGTATAAACGCGGCAAAAGCAAGGTCGTCGCGAAGGTCGCTCAGGGCCTCATTCAGAAAGCGCTGAGCGGCGACACGACGAGCGCCATCTTCTTCCTGAAGACGCAAGCTCGCTGGCGCGAGACGGAGCGTCACGAGATCACCGGCGCGGACGGAGCGCCCATCGAGCTCGCACGCATCGAGCGAGTCATCGTCGACAAGGTGAAGCGTGGCGACGGCGAGTAAGGCGACCAGCCGCAAGGATGCCCGTTCCTCGCGCCAGGATGCCTCTAAAACGCTCCGCATCGAGACGCCGCGGTGGTTCATGCCTCTCCTCGCTCCGGCGCGTTATAAAGGCGCCTGGGGCGGGCGCGGGTCCGGCAAGAGCCACGCCTTCGCCGAGGCGCTCGTCGAGGCGCATGTGCTCGACCCGAACCGGTCGACGGTCTGCGTGCGCGAAGTTCAGAAGAGCCTGAGCCAGTCGGTCAAGCGTCTCATCGAGGCGAAGATCGAAGCGCTCGGCGTCGGCGCGTACTTCGAGGTGCAGGAGGCCGTCATCAAGTCACGCAAGGGCGACGGGCGCATCATCTTCCAGGGAATGCAGAACCACACGGCGGATTCGATCAAGTCGCTCGAAGGCTACGACTGCGCCTGGGTCGAGGAAGCGCAGAGCCTCTCGCAGCGCTCGCTCGACCTTCTGCGCCCGACGATTCGCAAGCCAGGATCCGAGCTTTGGTTCACCTGGAACCCGTCTCAGTCGACCGACCCGGTGGACGCGCTCCTGCGCGGCGAGCGCTTGCCGCCCGATGCCGTCGTCGTCGGCGTGAACTACGAGGCGAACCCCTGGTTCCCCGAGGTGCTGCGCGCCGAGCTGGAGTACGACCGCAAGCGCGACCCCGACAAGTTCCGCCACGTTTGGGCTGGCGAGTACTTGCGCAACAGCGAACGCCGGGTCTTCAAGAACTGGCGCGTCGAGGAGTTCGAAGCGCCTCGCGATGCGGTCATCCGCTTCGGCGCAGACTGGGGCTTCGCGGTGGACCCGACGGTGCTCGTGCGCTGCTACGTCGAAGGCCGCACGCTCTACGTTGACCACGAGGCGTACGGCGTCGGCGTCGAGATCGTCGACACGCCAGCGCTCTTCCTGACGGTACCAGGGTCGGAGACGTGGCCCATCGTCGCCGACTCGGCGCGCCCGGAGACCATCGCGCACATGCGGCGGCATGGCTTTCCGAAGATCATGCCCGCGGTCAAAGGCCCGCGCTCGCTCGAAGAGGGCGTCGAGTGGTTGAAGTCGCACGACATCGTGGTGCACCCGCGCTGCGTGCACCTCATCGACGAGCTGACGCTCTACTCGTACAAGGCCGACCCGCTGACGGGCGCCGTCCTTCCGGTGCTCGACGACCGCGATAACCACGTCATCGACGCCCTGCGGTACGCCTGCGAAGGCGCGCGTCGAGTGCAGGCTGCGAAGCCCGTGCAACTCCAGCCGCCGCAACCCGTGGCGCACGCTTGGCGTCGGTGATAGGTGCGAACCATGGCCGAGACGAAAGAAGCGAAGCTCGCACGCATCCACGACGAGGCCCTGCGCCGCTTCAACACGATCCAGTTCGCGTTGCAGGACGAGCGCCGCCAGTGTCTCGACGACCGGCGCTTTTACAGCATCGCAGGCGCGCAGTGGGAAGGCCCGCTGCAACGCCAGTTCGAGAACCGCCCGCGGCTCGAAGTCAACAAGGTCGCGCTCTCGGTCATGCGCATCATCAACGAGTACCGCGCGAACCGCATCACGGTCGACTACGTCCCGAAGGACGGCCGCGAGGCCGACAAGCTCGCCGACCTCTGCGATGGGCTCTACCGCGCCGACGAGCAGGACAGCGTCGCCGACGAGGCGTACGACAACGCCTTTGAGGAAGCCGTCGGCGGCGGGATGGGAGCCTGGCGCCTTCGCACCGTGCTCGAAGACGAGCTCGACCCGGAGAACGAGAAGCAGCGCATCCGCATCGAGCCTATCTTCGACGCTGACACGTCGGTCTACTTCGACCTTGATGCGAAGCGACAGGACAAGTCGGATGCGCGATACTGCTTCGTCGTCTCGTCGATGACGCCCGAGGAGTACGAGGCGCAGTTCGAGGACAACCCGTCGAGCTGGCCGAAGCAGATTTACGAGACCTACTTCGACTGGTGCTCGCCTGACGTGGTGTACATCGCGGAATACTACCGCGTCGAGGAGCGCACGGAGACGCTGCGCGCCTTCCGCCTGCTCGACGGCTCCGAGCAGACGTACACGCGCGCCGACTTCGACGAAGACGAGACGCTCGAACAGATGCTCATGAGCACCGGCGCGACGGAGATGCCGTCGAAGCGTCGCAAGACGCGCCGCGTGCACAAGTACCTGCTATCCGGCGGTCGCGTGCTCGAAGACTTCGGCCTCATCGCAGGCCCGAACATTCCGATCATCGTCACGTACGGCAAGCGCTGGTTCGTCGACAACATCGAGCGGTGCATGGGGCACGTCCGCCTCGCGAAAGACGCGCAGCGCATCGCGAACATGCAGCGCAGCAAGCTCGCCGAGATCTCCGCGCTCTCGTCCGTCGAGAAGCCGCTTTTCGATCCCGAGCAGGTCGCGGGCCACCAGTGGATGTGGGAGCAGGACAACCTGCGCAACTTCCCGTACCTGCTCTTGAACCGCTTGACGAACCCCGACGGCTCGTCGGCCCCAGCGGGTCCGCTCGGCTACACGAAGCCGCCGCAGGTTCCGCCTGCTCTCGCCGCGCTGATTCAGATCGCCGAGCAGGACATGCGCGACGTGCTCGGCAACGCCGAAGCCGGCGAGCAGGTGCGCGCGAACGTCGCAGCGGAGACGGTCGCCGCCGTGCAGCAGCGGCTCGACATGCAGACGTTCATCTACGTCTCCAACTTCGCCAAAGCCATGAAGCGTTGCGGCGAGGTGTGGCTCGGCATGGCGCGCGAAGTCTATGTCGAAGAGGGCCGCACGATGAAGACCGTCGACGCCGAAGGCGGCGCGTCCGCCGTCGAGCTCGTGAAGCCGACCATCGGCGAGACTGGCGCCGTCGAGATGGCGAACGACCTCTCTCGCGCACGCTTCGACGTGTCCGTCGAGGTCGGCCCAAGCTCGCAGAGCAAGCGCACGGCGATGGTGCGCGCGCTCACGCCGCTTATCGCGGTGGCCTCCGACCCGCAGACGAAGGCCGTCCTCGAATCCATCGCGATGATGAACATCGAGGGCGAGGGCATCTCCGACGTGCGCTCCTTCTTCAGGAAGAAGCTCGTGCAGATGGGCGCGATTCAGCCGACCGAGGAAGAGGCGCAGCAGATGGCCGCAGCCGCCGCAAACGCGCAGCCGGACCCGCAGGCGCTCTACCTGCAAGCCGCCGCGCAAGAAGCGCAAGCGAAGGCGATGAAGGCTCAGGCTGACACGGCGCTCGCGCTCGCCAACAGCGAGAAGACGAAGGCCGAAACGGTCAAGACCCTTGCGTCTGTCAACATTTCCGCACAGGATCAGGCTATCAAGACCGCCGAAGCGATAGCGCGAGCCACTTCCGCGCAACCGCCGACGCAGTCGTAAGGCACCCGGCGAGCCTATCGCCGAGCAAGAGGGCACGATGGAAGACACCGAAGGAACGACCGAAGAGACGACCGCGATCGAGACGCCAGAGGGCGAGACGCCCGAGGCACCGCAGGCCGACGAGACTACGCCGGAGGCCGCAGCGGCAGACGAAGACGCGATCGACGATGAGGTCGAGGTCAGCATCGGCGACAAGCCGGCGCAGGCCGAGGAACCGAAGCAATCCGCCCCTGCGTGGGTGCGCGAGCTTCGGCGACGAGAGAGGGAGCTTCAGCGCGAGGTGCGCGAGCTTCGAGCGAAGGTGCAGACGCCGCAGCAGGTCGAGAACCAGCCGCCTGCGGTCGGCGCGAAACCCAAGCTCGAGGATCACGACTACGACGCCGAGAAGTTCGAAGCAGCGCTCGCGAGTTGGTTCGAACGCAAGCGGCAGGCTGACGAGCACGCCGCGAAGCAGAAGCAATCCGAAGAGCAGCAGAAGCAGGCATGGCAGGCACGCCTCGACGCCTACGGGAAGGCGAAAGCCTCCCTCCGCGTGCGCGACTACGAGGACGCCGAATCAAGCGTCACCGAGTCGCTTAACGTCACGCAGCAAGGCATCATCGTCAGCGGCGCGGAAAACCCTGCACTCGTTACCTACGCCATCGGCAAAGACCCCGCAAAGCTCAAGGAGCTTGCGGCCATCGCAGACCCCGTGAGGTTCGCCTTCGCGGTCGCCAGGCTGGAGACTCAGTTGAAGGTCAACCCACGCAAACCCGCCGCCGCTCCCGAAGTCATCGTCAAGTCGACGACTCGCCTCGCGGGCGGTTCTCATGATCAAGTACTCGAACGCCTGCGCGAAGAGGCCGACAAGACCGGAGATCTTACGAAGGTCATCGCCTACAAGGCGAAGTTGAAGGCACAAGCGCAGACGAAGTAACGTTTAAGGAATACGACAATGGCCAACGCATTTTCCAAGGAAGAGAAGGTCGCCTTCGAGCAGCTCCTCGAGGGTTTCAACGACGCGCTCGTCATGAGCCGCAACGTCTCGGTCTACAACTACAACCAGACCGACGCAGCCCGCACGACGATCTTCCCGCCGGGTGTCTCGCCGAACTACGGTACCGTGTGGCGCCCGCAGCCGTACATCATGACCTCGGCGACGACCACGCCGGGCACGCCGATCACCATCTCGGACAAGACGCAGCTCACCGTCCCGGCGAGCATCACGAACCTCAAAACCGTCGCGTGGGGCATGAACTCCGTCGAACTTCGCGACGCGCTTCAGGAAGGCCGTCTCGCGTCTGGCGCGAACCAGAAGCTTGCCTCCGACATCAACGTCGCGGTGATGCAGACGGCGACCGCTCTCGGCTCGCTCGTCGTCACGACGGGCACCCCGGCGGGCTCGTTCGATGACATCGCGCTCTGCGATACGCTCATGAACGAGACCGGCGTGCCTGGTGACATGCGCTACCTCTCGCTCTCCTCGCGCAGCTACAACGGCCTCGCGGGCAACGTCGTCGGCACGACGCGCTCTTTCGGCGCGAACAACCGCTCCGACAAGGCGTTCGAGCGCGCGTTCGTCGGCATGGTCTCGTCGTTCGAGACGTACAAGCAGGACTACGCGCTTCGTCAGACCGGCAACACGCAGATCCCCGGCGCCGCGACCATCGCGACCAACGGCGCGCAGGCGAACTTCGTTCCGCGCGCGACCACGGTCAGCGTTGCGGGCACGATGAACGTCGACAACCGCTTCCAGACGGTCACCGTGAACAACGGCGCCCTTTTCAACGACGGCGACTCGTTCACCATCGAGGGCATCGAGGCGGTGCATCTCATCACGAAGCGCCCGACCGGCCAGCCGAAGACCTTCCGCGTCGTAGGCGCTCCCGTCGGCAACACGATCGTCATCACCCCGCCGATCATCAGCGCCGACAACGCGCCGACCGAGGCCGAGCTTCAGTACAAGAACTGCGAGCGCGCTGGCGTCGGCCTCGCGGCTGCGCAGATCACCTTCCTGAACACCACGACCGCTGACATTAACTGCTTCTGGCACAAGTCGGCGATCGAGCTCCTCCCCGGTCGCCTCGCGATCCCCGAGAACGCCGGTGTCGCGGTCATGCGCGCCAGCACGGACCAGGGCATCGAGGTCGTGATGCAGAAGCAGTTCAACCTGCTCTCGAGCCTCACCGAGTACCGCGTCGACGTGCTCTTCGGCACGGCGCTGCTGAACCCGGAGATGGCGGGCATCCTGCTCTTCGACCAGTGATTCGCCACTGATTCGAGAAAGGAGGAGCGGCTTCGGTCGCTCCTTCTTTTTTGTCTTGCGCGTGCTACCGTGCACGCCATGCCGCTCGTCAAAGGATACTCGAAGGGCTCCGTCTCGAAGAACATCAAGACGGAGATGAAGGCCGGGAAGCCGCAGAAGCAGGCCGTCGCGATCGCGCTTTCGACGGCGCGCACCGCTGCGAAGAAGGCGGGCAAGCCGACGAAGGCTTACGCGAAGAAGGGCATGTGAAATGCCCCTCGTCTACCGCAAGACCAAGCACGGCCTCGAGTATCGCAACGAGGCCCCGCACCTCGTCGCCAAGCGCGTCGCCGAAGGCTGGTGCACGAGCAAGGCCGACGCACTTGGGGCGAAGTCAGCAGACGCGAAGCCTCCCGTGCCCGTCGCCGCTGCTGACGCGCCCGCGATCGATGCTCCCGCGCTCGACGTGAGCGACGACGACGCCCCGCCGACGCGCGCGGAGCTCGAAGCGAAGGCTGCGGAGCTCGGCATCAAGGTCGACAAGCGTTGGAGCGACAAGACGCTTGCAGAGCGCATCGAGTCTTTGCTTGCGAACGTGAACGCGCCGCCGGAGGGCTAATCCATGGGCTACACGAAGCGGCAGTACATCGAGGCGGCGCTGACCGAGATCGGCCTCGCCGACTACGTCTTTAACTCGACGCCGCAGGACCTCCAGACGGCGCTGCGTCGTCTCGACGGCATGATGGCCGAATGGAACGAGCGCGGGATTCGCCTCGGGTACCCGCTTCCGCTCTCGCCTCAGCAGAGCGACCTCGACTCGCAGACCGGCGTGCCCGACCGCGCGAACGAGGCGATCGTCACGAACCTCGCGTGCCGCATCGCCCCGAGCTACGGCAAGCAAGTCCTGCCCGCGACGATGGCGACCGCGCGCGAGGCGTACAACACGATCTTGGTGCGCGCCGCGATGCCGCAGGAGCAGCAGTTCCCGCGCACGATGCCCGCCGGCGCTGGTAACAAGCCGTGGACGTGGCAGGGCGACCCGTTCCTTCCGCATCCCGTCGATCCGCTCCTCGCGGGCAACGACGCCCCGATCGACTACGACTGAAGCAACAGGACCGCCATGCCAACGATCAACCAGCTCGCGCAACTCAACCAGCTCTCGGGGTCCGATCAAATCCCCGTGTACTCTGCAAGCAACGGCGACGCGCGCAAGGCGTCGATCTCGACGCTGCTCACGTACATCGAGCAGGCGTGGATGTCCCCGGCCTT